GCTCGCCTTGACTGAGCCAGTCTTCGTTCCGAGTGTCTTCGAGACTGCGGCCCATCATATCATTTGCGAAACTACGTACCGCTGCTGGCAGTATACCAGCTAACCAGCTACCTGTTTTCTCAGGTTCTTTCGGCGCGTCTGGTTTTCTTTTTGGTCGCGGTATGTTGCTATCAGACACTTCGGTTTGCTGTACATTTAGACCACGACCTTGTTCAATAAGTTCGTCAGAAGACCTAAGAGTTGCCGCCTCTGCGCTGCTTATTCCAAACAGTTTTGCGATGGACCACTGGCTATCTTCTTGCTCGTCCTTGTTCATGCCAGCAAACATATCGGCTTCGTAAGCACGGCGATTTTGAATCCCCTTAGATTTGTGAAGGTTTGACCGGTTGATAATTTCATCCATGACGGCATCCCTATCGCCAGCCTTCACATGCTTAGTCAGGTTGGGACCAATCAGTTTCGGGTGGTTATAGGCGAGGGACACAAGAGCAAGCCTTTCGTGTCCTCTAAGGTCAACATCCTTAAAGGTGTTTGAAATCAATCTTTCAGCAGCGCCGGATGATGCTTCAAAAAGAATACGACCTTCTCGTTTAGTTAGGGTCTGCTTGCCGTCTCTAAGATCATCGAAATCTTGGTCAGTCTTGCCAAGAGCCTGTTTGAAGAGGTTGCGGTTTGTCGGCTCTTCGAGGTTAAACCCGTATCCTACAGTTCTGAGGTCTCGCGTGTCTCGGTACGTTGTGTCACGCCAGCCTTCGTGACCGCTAATAAATTCAAAGCGGCGTTGAAGATAAGTGTTTTTTGACAACTCAGGATCGTCCAGGGCGTCAGGTTTATTTCGCACGATATTCCTCATTATCTGGTCTAACCAAGATGGTGTGTCTTTTGCTCCTTCTGGCTCTAGATCGAAATTGGTGACACTGTCAGTTGGTGAGATTAGACCACCAGCTTTCAACTGCTGCCTGATAGCGTCGTGGACAACTTGGTCGTACTCTTTTTCATTGGTGACGTGTTCTAAAGCTGAAAGATCAAGCGGCTGTTCTTTTTGCAGCTGAGATAAATTCATAGCCATCAGAATACACCTCCCATACTAAGAATTTTTGTACTTTCAGGCACATCAGGATCGCGAAGTTTTTTCTGAAGCAGTGTTGGCCGTCGCTCTTCAACTCCGAGGTTTCGACGTTTTGCCATTTCTGCAATATCTGCTTCACGAAGCATGTTGTCAGACAGGTTCTTCCAATGAGGTCTGACAGCGACGTTATAGCCAATTATTTCCGTGCCTTTGCCGCCCGGTCGTATAGCAATTAGGCTTAAAGAGGGATCGAGGAACTGCCGTGCGGTGGCCCTGTCTTCGGCCTCATTGCCAGTAAACTTGACGACCTTGTCTTCACCAGCTTCACCAAACGGATTCAAATAGCTGTACCAACTGTACGGCTCACCCTCATTGCTAAACAGACGTTGAACATCCATGTCTTCACCAACTTGGAACGCAAGAGGGCTGCCAGAGTTCTCATCGTAAATCATCATGCCTTTCGGGATACCGTTTTTACCTCGAAGGACATCTACATTTCTCACTACTAGCGATACCGCCCCGCCGTCTTTTCTCATCAGTCCAAGGACACCCGTTTCTATCCGGTTAACTGCGTCTGTCATATTTTGAGCAGTGTTCTCAACGACACCAGACGGGTTCATTACGGCAGTCGATAGTGGTACGGGAGGTCGTCGGGTTAAGCTCGGGTCATCATCGATTGAAAACTTTTCAGGGTCCGGCTGTGCGTCAGGCTTGTTGATCTGAAAGTAGTCTCCTGTTGGTATAACCATAGGCTTCAGCGCAGCGGTTAATTTGTCTAACATTTTAGACATGTCGATTTCTGACGCGGTCTCTCCTGTCATCGCCATGTGCCGTGCGATGATGTGAGGCATAAGTTGTTTCGCATACTTAGCGACTGTCGGTGATACACGCGGCGCGGTTTGCCAAGGAAAGCCCCAATCCTTCTCTCCTGCTAGACGTTCGCCTAAAGTTCCACCAGTTTTTTCACCGAGTATGATTTCGTCTATAGCAGCAGGGCGATCACCAACTGCGAGCTTATCGTCGCCTGATACCGCGTCAGCACCTAGCACAACCCTTGCATACAACCCTTTTTCATTCATAAGCATATTAAGGGCGGATCGATAGCTTTCATGGTTAGCTCGGTCGAAGTCATTAAAGTTAAAACCCGGCGCGGTGTAGGCTGAGTACATTACCGCAGCTGCTGCATCATCACTTAGATACTTACCGGCAAACCAATTATTCTCTGGGTCTACGCCTCGTAAGAATTTCACAGCGTTCATAACGACTGCTTTGTCAGGTGAGCGGAGACCCTGCTTTGCGGCGTCAACCCACGGTGTTGGTATATCGCCGCCAGCATTGTGCATGTTAGCCCCAAGACCAGCTGCCTTTTGACTGTGATCGGGGTTCTTTAGAATATCGAAGTTAGAAGCAAAGCGTCTTTCAGCAGCCTTCAACGGCTCGCCTGTCAGAGTTGAGCTTCTTCCTTCCTGTGCCGCCCTAGCGACTTCCAGCATCTCTAGGTATTTCGTGCGGTTTTGATTGTATGCTTTGGTCCACTCCGAATTAAGACGAGTAGCAGCTTGACCAGCACCGGGTATATCGCGAAGGCTTTTGATTTTTGCCAGGGTATCAACAAACGCTTTTGTTTTTGCCACCAGTTGACTGCCAGTGTTGTCAGGCAAAGCTGTGGCGTCTGCGAGTGCGCTACTGACTTTTACTCCAGCATCTGCCCCTTTGATCGTGACGTACTTTTTCTGCGCGTCATACAGGCTGGCAAGGTGGGGCTGCATCTCGCGTGGAAACCGACTGTACAATGAGTATTTCTCACCGTTCGCGTCTATCTGCTCGGCGTGTATAAAGTTCGACAAATTGCGAGCGCCGGTCTCAGTTGTCTTTGCAACAGACAGCCAATCACCTAAAACTTTTGAACTGATTTGACCTTGGGTCAGCGTCCCGCCATCGGCTTTTGCGTACAAGGCTTTGGCTTCATGCCATTCGGTTAGCGAGAAGTTATTGTCTCTAGCCATGCTTGACACTTCGTCCGACGTTCTAAGCATCAGCCGCGCTTGAGCGCGTTCGTTTACTGATTTCCTTGCGTTAAACCGTACTTCGTCTGTTGCGTCGGACCAGACTTTCTGTGCCGCAACGTCATGCTCTGGATTGCCTGTGCCTTCGCCAAACCGCGTGGTCCAGAAGTTATCCATAAAGCCTTCCATGTTTTCCGGCGTTATGTTCTGCTTGTCTGCTTCATTGATGACATCGTTGTAAGCCTGACGTCCGGTTTGTTTACCGATGACATTTGCGTAGGTCTGTGAGTACGTCGCGTACTCAGACGAGTTAATAGTCTCGCCTTTGTAAATAAACTGTGCTGGTTTTGCGTCTAACCGTTCTTTGTCAGTAAGACCTTTGTTCGCTGGGTTTTGGAAATTTCTATGCGCTGCCAACTCAGCTTCAATAGCAGCCTGACGTCGGATGTCTTTTGTCGTATTGACTTCAATTTGACGGTTAGTATCGATCACCGACTGAGCAGACTGATTAAGCGATCCGAAGAACTTGGAGAATGCGGCGGTCATGTCTCCAGCCATCGGATTGATGCCGTCCATCTCACCCCGGAAATTCGGAATAGCGTGAGGCGTCGGTCCAGCTGCTCGGACTCTGGATTGTGTGGTCGTCGGGAGTGTGCTGTTTGACCGCCTGTATTGGACCATAATCTAGTCGTCCTTAATTGCTTTAATGAGTTCTTGCTGCCTGTAAGCACCAGCACCGGCACTAGCGGCAGATGAGATAATCTGGAGCTTCGCTGAGTTACGAGATGCGCTGGTCTGCATCATTACGTTCTGCGCTTGGTTCTTTGCAGCGTTAGTCGTGTTCAAATAGTTCTGCTGCGCTGCGCCTTTGTTGGCCTCACCAGCAGCTATTTGTTTCTCCGTGTTTTCATCGAGGCGCTGAAGATCGACAGAGTTGGTGTAGTAGTTTTCGAAATACAGGTTGCCCAACGAGGCGTCCGACAAGGCGGTCTCAGCGGCTCTCAAAGTGCCTAGCTGTTCATTGGCAGCGCGAATGAGGTCAGACGCCTCTTCGACCTCTTGTCCTTGGACTTCAGAAATCTGACGGTTCGCTTCAGCGTACTCAGCGTTGACCCGCTGTTCCGCAGCTTTGTAAGACGCTTGTGCCTGTTCGTTAGCAATCTTTTCCTGCGCGGATGCTTGCTGATTTGCCATGACGGCTCCCGCAACGGTAGAGGCGACGGCAAGGCCAATCGATACTGGATCGCACATTATTCGGCCCTCGTTAATTCGTTAAAGAACCCGATGAAATCCATAGACGTGATCGTCATCGGTTTCTCCGTATTGTTTGTAATTTCGATAACAGCAGTAGCGGCATCGGTTTGGACAGGTATCTTGAAAGTACCAACGCCTGATATCGCTGCTGAACCAATTATG